ATTTGGACGTTCTGTTTTAAACCTAAACAAAGTATCTGTATAGTGTTCTACTTCGGTTACTTTTAATAGCATCTCAGTCCTCGTAATAGTTTTCTGCTAAGTTTCTTAGCATTGCAATTAATTCTTCAATAGTATTTAGGTCCTGATCGTTATCAGTATCTATTTCTACTTCCATTTTAATTTTCATATTATTCTCCGAAATCAAACAAACTACTAAATGTTGTATGTGACTTAGTATCTTCTAATGGATAGTTTAGCACACCAATTAAGTTGTCTAGTTTGTTATCAATAATTGTTTCCGCCATTGCTGCATCATCAAACGGTAGCTCTTTAAACCATTCTGGAATACGTAGTTCGTCTGTTGGATACGCTACACTTGTGTAACCTAGCGGATTTTGTTTTAGTTTACAAACAATAACTTTCATACCGTCGACAATTTCTTGCGAGTATTTGTCTCCGTTCATACGCTTCAGCGTATTCCAGTTAATGCTTGCTCGTACGTGACCAGGCATATTTGCCTTGCCTTGTTTTTGTTCTAGTCGACCATAGTGACCAACTTTGTTTGCACGTTTGGGAGACCCTTTCTCCCATCCAGGCATCTGTTGAAATTCCTTACGGAATACAGTAATGCGTTCAAGTACATCTGCTTGCGGAACATCAGTAAGTACCATTGTCAATAGTTCTTTTAAGAAGTCCTGCATAAACACGGGTGTATCTGATCTACGTAAGTCTAAGCCCATTGCTTTTACTTTACCTATACCGTCAGTATCTGTTCTAAAGCCTTCGTTATCAATAACTAATGCCGCATAACGCTTCTTAGTAATATACAAGCCTGACTGTGCAATAATTTCACGACCGGCTGCAATAACGTCTGAACGACTTTTGGGACAATGAAATGCTTTATACATAAAGTCTGGAAAGGTAGTATTTGCTTGTTCGCACACTTGATCCATAAGCGTAATACACTTTTCTTTAGACCATTCAAGTTTACCACTTTCTACATCATCTTTAAGTATAGGCCAAGCACTAAAGTAACACGAATCAGTATCGCCATATATCATTGCTTTGCCTACGTGGTCATATGTACCTGTAATAACCTTGTTTACTTCTGCTGACATATGCTTAACAATAGTTCTACCTGTAAGTGTAGTTGACTGTCCAATACGTTTATCAAAGAATCTACAACCAGGGTTAAGAATAGCACCATACAAACTGTTCAAGTTAATCTTCTTAACTAACTGTCGCTTGTCCCAGTATTCAATTTCCGCTTTGTTTTCCGCATCTTTTGCTTTCTTCAACATCTTCTGCATATCTTTACGTTCAGCATACCAACGCTTTAGGATACCTGGAATAACACCTTCAAAGGCAGTTGTAAATATTGTTCCGTTTGCACTAAGCATCCACGGCATTTGACTATCAAATATAAGTTGATATATTTCTGCCCCACTTAATACATCAGTACGGCCGTCTTCCCAGTCAATAGTAAGTGCAATATCTTTACGTTGCTCCATAACTGCTTCATATTCTTCCGTACTAAAGCGTCCTTCCCAACTACCTGCAAACGACTTTTTCTTTAGCGTCATATCTTCGTGTACGCGACTATCACTTATCTCAGGACGTATCTGTCCTATAACAGTTTCAGGCGCCATATTCAATGCACGAATAACACTTGGATACAGTGAATTCAAATCCATTGATGCTACCCACTTGTGCAAACCTTTCTTAGGAAATGCTACGTATGCACCAGCGGCTTGTGTATTTTCTGTGTCGTCACGTTTAGGTCTGTTAGGAACTTGTAAGCCTCGATTGTGTGCTTCGTTAATAATGCCTTGCTCTGTAACAGCAACAGCACCCATAGTGGTCTGTAGCAACACTGTATTTTCGTGTGCAATGCTATTACTAAGGTCAATAAATCTTAGTTTTTTGTCCAACTTGTCCAGTAGTGCGGTATCTTGTATGTTGTATTCGATGAACTTTCTAAAGTCATTGTTGTACAACTGGTCCAAAGTGCCTTCATAAGGAACTTTATTTTCACCAACTTCGATTTCGCCAATGGCATCAAGTCTATATGTATGTCGTTCTTCATATGTGTATTTACGATATAATTCCAAACTATCTAAATGCACTCTGCCTATTAGGTCAAAGGTAACAGCTGATTTACCATACTTTTCATATTCACGTTTCTTAGGTAATTGTCCCCACAAGCAGAATCTACGTGTGTCATCTTTGCTTAGTACACGACTTACTCTGTTAACAGTGTACGGAATATCATAACCTTCACTGTTCCAACCTGACAAAATGTCAGCGTCTTGAATTAAATCTAAGAAGGTGTCTAGCATATCCCCTTCTTTTTCAAACAACATTACATTGTCAATGCCTTCAAGTTCTTTTTCAGCTTGTTCCATTGTAAGAGTCTTGGGCGGAACTGCTAAACATACCATTGTTTCGAGCCATTGTAAGTATACTGACACAGATGTAATACCCATAAACGGATCACTAGGATCAGCAAAGCCACGCTCCGGGTCAAAGTCAGTCTCAATATCAAAGAAAGCAATGTTTAGTTTAGGTGCATCTTGATTAAGATAGTTTTCACTTAAACATTGGAAGATAGGATTAATGTCGCTTTCGAAAAGTTTTTTATCTCTGTTGATTGCAACTTCTTTACGAAAGTCTTTTGTGTTCTTGCACACAATGCGACTTAGCGGATCGCCAAATACACTTTTGTATTTGCCTCGCTGGTCTTCATAATAAAATGTATATTTTGCACTATATTCTGTATAGTGTCTCTTACCATCTTTGCGTTCGACAACACGGATGATATCTTGATCGCGATCGAACATCGCATCTACGTATGGCATTCATTTCTCCTTCGTTGCTTATGGCCAACTTAACCTTCTTCTTGCCTAGCTATTGCTATTGGCGATATAATTATTTATTAAAACAAAAGTCCTGCAATATAAATTGCGGTTAGTCCTGCGTTCATAACTATCAAACTTTTTTCCTTCCATAGAATACCTACAAGTATCCATAGACTGTTACTAATAATGAATGCCCAAATGTACAAAGGGTAAACATTAAATGCGGCTAGTATAGCGGCTGTCAGCAAACATACTGTAGCTACCCACGCTAACCATTGATAAGGCTTTACCACCATAGTGAAGCAACTCCGAATCCAAATACATTTACTATAGCAAAGTATCCAGTTAGTAACATTACCCAGGCAGCACCTCGTCTAAAAGCAGCATAGCATTGTGTAACACTGCCTACTAAGAATCCAGGGTATACTATAAGTAGATTAGGATCATTTGCTGTTAGAGCAAGGGTTAGACTAGCATATACTGTGAATACAAAACTTACTAGTTCAAAATAGAACGCAGTTTTATCACTAGTATAACTGTCTACCCAAAAGTCTTTTATGCGATTAATCACTTGTCATAGCCGAGCGTAACGATCAATGTTTCTAAATCGTCATAGGCATCTTGATGATTGTCCCAATCACGTTTTTGTGCAATTTTAATTGCTTTGTTAATAAGACTAGGCTTAATATCTAATTCTTCTGCTACTGCTTTTACAGTATCCTTTAAACCTGTGTTTAAATCTTCTACTTCTTGTAAGACTGTTACGCCTTCTTGTACTAGTCTTTGTAGTTTTGCTTTTTCTTCAGCACCGTAGGTACGACTGCTCATATTGAACTCCTGTGTTAAGTTAACTTATATTATAGTAGATATTTAGGTAAAAGTCAAGTAAAATTTTTACTTTTTGGCAGATTTGAATTCGTATTCAGCTAATCTACGATAGAGCTCATCTTTAATAAATGACTCTTTTTGTATCTTGTCTCTAGTAAATGTTCTTTCTACAGGCTGTGCTGGTGCAACTGCTGCATTTTTCTTACTAACTGCTTCGGCAGCTTTAACAATAGCCATAAACTTATTTCTTAGTCCTGGATCGCCTAAGATAACTTCTAGTTGAGCAGCAAATGGAGCAATCTGTTTAGAAAGATTTGCTGGCAATGCGCCGCCTTGTGCAACTTTGCCTAATGCTTTAGACATCATTCCTGCGCCACCTTTAGCACCAAGTTTGTTACCAACTTGCTTTGCACCCATACCTACTTTATTTGCATCAGGTGCTACTGCTGGAGCAACAGGTGCTTCAGTTAATTTTATACCTGCTAGGGCAGCAAAATCATTTACAGAATAATCTTTGTCCAGTTGTAACGAACCTTCAGCAACATTATAACTTTCAGATACTGTCTGCGGAATTTCAGGAGCAGGTTGACTAGAACTACTGTTAAGTGCTGCTATCATTTTTGCTTTATCTTCTGCAGGATTAGTTGGTTCTATATCAAATAATTTTTTCTGTAGATCGTGAAAGTCCATTTTTCTTACTTACCTAGTTTCTCGGCTAGTCTTTTAGCAATGCTTTCTTTATACATATCAAAAGTTTCATCTACGTTAGTTGCATTACAATTACAATGTTTGCAAGTAGGAGCACATTTACAGTCTTCTCTCTTAACATCTGCACCACAACATTTGTCTGAACAATGTGTATCTCTTGATTCTCCCATCTGCATCTCAGCATCTGGACCAATTTCGTCAGTTTGATCACCAAACTTCATATCGTAGTCTAGGTTATGATATACACTTCCGATATAGTCAGCAGCCTTAGTAATTTTAGCCTGTTGCCAGCCCTCCATACCTCGTTCTTCTGATACATCTTTTAACATATCGTGTAATTTAATAGCATACTTAGCAATCTTATAAAGATCAGCTCTGGCCATTTGTACTTCGTGATCAGCTTCTGCTCTGCCAGCTAAATCAGCTAATCCTTCTTTAATTGCTTTATTCATTGTTTTGTCCTTTAATCCGCTTTCAATAACGTATTCTCGTTTAGATTTATCTACTTTGTTATATGCTTTTACACCGTCTTGCGATGAAAGTCTTTTTCCGTTGCTTCCAATCCATTGTCCAATTTTAGGATTATATTCGTATTTTACTCTACCATCTGTAAAACCAGCAAGTTTTGGAATAGGCTTTTTAATATCTAGTGGTGCATTGCTTGTTTGTTTTTGCGGCTTAGTCTTAGTCTTTTTTAGTTTTTCAGTACCTTTACCACCTGCTTTAGGAGTAGGCTTTCCTTCATCATCTTTGCCTGTGTCTGTAAAAAATGCCTTAAGGCCACGTTGAAATGAATCAGGTCCTAAGACACCTTTGTCTTTTTGAGTTGTCTGATATCCTTTAGCAATTCCTTGTCTAAATTTTGTAAATGGATTTTCTACTATATCTTTTCTACGCATACTGTATTTATCGCTTATTCTTTTTCTTCTTCTTTTTTTGTCCTAAGATATTTGCATCAATATCAAGAGCATTCTTTGCAGTGCCATCTTTATTTTTCATTTGACGACTAACCATTCCACCTACTGGAGTTGCTACGGCTGCTATTGCGCCTGCTGTTGTTTCACATAAATCACTTATTTTCATTATACTTTCTCCAATATTCGTTACGTTCATTTGTACTAGCCTTACGTGCTTCGTGTTCTTTATACTTAGCTATGTAATGTTCTAGTTCAGCTGAAGTCATTTCTTTTTGCCTGACTTCATATTAGCACACCAGTGATACATTTTAGCACGTTCACCACTTGCGTTCTTTGCTTTCTTACGTAGTTCAGTTACGCTACCATTGCAACTAGCACCTGACTTCTTTACTCTACCAGGTCTGCTTTTGCCTTTTTTCTTACCGTCGGCAAAGTTTTCATTAGTTTCATTAGTTTCTTTATCTTCTTTGTCTTTTTCGTATTTTTTGATAGAATCACGAGCTACTTTGATCATTGCTTTGTCGTGTTTAGCAAGTGTACGTTTTGTTTTCTCTCTTTGATCATCGGCATAAGTTTCTGCTATGTTTTCTACCACATCATCAATCATATGTACACGAGCATA